CAGATAATCAAGGCGCAGAAATTAAAGGTAAAGTCGTCCACAAGGAGAAGATTGGCGAACTCTACACGGTCACAATACAGAACTACGGCATTTTCGTAGTTACGAAGGAAGTGTATGAGAAGGTGAAAGTTGGGGATGAGGTGAGGATATGACGTTCGTTGAACACAATAACCGTCAGAAAGCTAATAAATTTGCTGAGTACGTAACAGGGAAGCCTTTACGTGAATACTTAGCAAACAAAGTAAGACAATATTGTGGTGAGAATGTATCTGTCTTTGATGGTGCTGCAGGTTCTGGCCAGTTGGAGCAGTTTATCAGTATGACTGATTTTCATGCGGTAGAAATTCAGCAGGAAAGTTGTGAAGCGTTGAAAACGAATTTTCCTCATGCGGTTGTGAATAATCAGAGTTTTTTCACTTATCAATCAGACGTACAAGTTGATGCAATTGCAATGAATCCGCCTTATTCTCTGAAATTGAAAGATTTACCAGTAGAAGACCAACAGGCTATTAAAGAATTGTATCCGTGGAAGAAGTCAGGTGTTGTTGATGATATTTTTATGTTGAAGTCGATGACTTACACGAAACGTTACGGATTCTATATCATGTTCCCCGGTATTGCTTACCGCCAATCTGAGAAGAAAATGAGAGAGCTAGTAGGAAATAACCTTGTTGAATTGAATGTGATTCAAAATGGATTTGAAGATACATCTATCAACGTGATTTTCTTAGTCATTGACAAAGAAAAAAATAGCCCCGAAATTTCAAAAGAGATATATGACTGTAAGACCCAAAAGGTCGAATATGAAGAATCAGATACGTTAGATTCAGATTTTAGATGGGTAGCACCCAGCAAGCCAGTAGAGAAAGAAGAAATAGACATTGACCAAGTAAATGCAGAACTAGACCAAATGGCAATCGCCCACCTTGAAAAACATTTAGCTAGTCAATTGATATTGATTCAGATTTTCAACGCAGATATTGATTTAAAATCTTTTATCACAAAATGTCATAAAATTTTAGATGATTACTTGTTGATGTACAATTTTGCAGTGGAGAGATAAAGAGGAGGATTTGGTATGACACCAAAATTTAGAGCTTATGATAGTGGCTCATTGAGTCGCATGTATCAACCAGACGAAGTGATGGTTGGAAATGGTGATATCTGGATTATTGATGAGGATTCAGTTGCTGGTGACTGGATAGTAAATAATGACCTTAACCTCATGCAGTCAACAGGACTTTATGACATGGAAGGTACAGAAGTTTTTGAAGGTGATATCTTACATCATCAGAAACAGACAGAATATACCTTTATTGTCAAGTATGACAAAGACAAAGGGCGCTGGTATGGTGACGGTCTAAGTCGTACCTATCGGATTGACATCGCAAAGAGATTCCTACCGTATTATTACAAGGTCATTGGGAATATCTACGAAACTCCAGAACTTTTGGAGGTGGATAATGAGGATTAAAACATCGAATGGCGCAATCGTCAACGTCAACAACATAAAACGCAGCATCACGATTGAAGGAATTGAGCTCGGCTCAGATTGTCAAGCTTTAGTATCTAAGCATCAAGATGGGACAGGTACGATTACTTTAGTCTTTGATGGCAAGATTATTTGAAATACGCAAGGAGATTTGAAAGATGCAGCTAAGATTGAAAGAACTTAGAGAGGACCTGTGTCTCTCTGTAGGACAGATGGCAAAAGAGACAGGTGTTTCACAAAATACAATTCACTTGTACGAACGAGGTGGATATCCATCAATTAAGCAAATTGAAATGATTGCTAAAACATATGACGTGAATCCTGCTTGGTTAGTTGGATGGATAGATGATGAAATGATGCCTGGAATCCAGGTCGTTGAAAAAGTGGTCTATAAAGAAAGTCCAACAGCAAGACTGCCAGATTATCACAATAACAATAACGATGGCAAAATTATCAAATGGGTTAAATCCAAAAGATATATGGGAGGTAAGGTTTGGGCAAAAAGAATCTAGTAACAGCACGAAGAGATTATCTCGAGTTTGAACTCAACGATAAATATTTAAAGATTGACAAACTTATCGGTCAACGAAGACATGAATTAGAACGATTGTACGAGGTTAAGCATTTAACTGTACCAAGAATTGATGATACTGGAGCAAGTAGTAGCGGAACATTCGTTAATAGGTCTGAGAATTTAGCAATCGCATACGCAAGTGATCCCATGATTTTAAGACTAGAAAATCTTCAAACAGCAATTTCAAAGCTACTCGATGTACTTGAACCTGACGATAAAAAAATCTTTTATTTGAAATGGGGAGAACACACCAAATACGATTGGATTCAAGTTTGGCATAAAATGGAGAATGGTGACACTGGGTATCTATACAGGCACAGTAAGCAGATTTACAGAAGACGTGAAATCATTCTTGATACACTTGCAAAATTATTATTTATGTAAATTGTCAAAAAAAGGTATAGCATTGACAAAAAGAATATGATAGATTGATACTATCCAAAGCACTGAGAAAATCTTAGTGCTTTATTTTTTTTGTGAAAGGAGCAAAGAACTATGAATATTGTTGAACCGTTAAGAGATAAGGATGATATCCAATCCATGAAGGACTATCTATCATCTTGGAATGAAAAGTATTACATGTTATTTCTTTTGGGAATCAATACAGGTTTTCGCGTTGGGGATATTCTCAAATTAAAGGTTAAAGATGTTCAAGGTTGGCATATTAAAGTTAGGGAACAAAAGACAGGGAAATACAAGAGCATCAAAATGACAAGACCGCTCAAGAATGAATTGAGGGAATTTGTCAAAGATAAAAAACCACATGAGTATCTATTTCAGAGTCGTGTTGGAAAGAACAAGGCACTTAGCTATAAGACGGTTTACTGGTTTCTTAAAAGAGCTGCTGAAGACTTAGGTATTGACAATGTCGGTACTCATACTATGCGAAAAACATTTGGCTATCATTACTACAAGAAGTACAAGAACGTTGCAGACTTGATGTCATTATTCAATCATTCAAGTCCAGCAGTCACACTAATTTATATTTGTGTAAGGCAAGATGAACTTGATACCAAGATGAGTAATTTTAGCCTCTAATATTTTTTTGTTTTTTTCAACTATCTATAACGAGGAAGTTTCTAGTTCATATTTTGAATAGGGCCTGAAGCATTGTCTGTGCTAGTTTTAGAGTGTGAAACAAAATTGGATAAAATATAAGATATAACTAATTCGACAGGGATATTTTACATAAATTCAAAACTCAAAAATAAATCTTGTCAAAAAAAGATATAGAATTGACAAAATGAATCTGATATATTTGTATCATGAAAAAATCCAGAAGTTGAAGGTACTGCATAGGCGATGGCTTATTTTAAAAATCCTAAACACTCTGACTGGTTTAGAACTTGGCAGATTAAATTCTACAACTCGAAACCTTGGAGAACTCTGAGAAATAGAATCAGAAAAACAAAGCGTATGCGCTGCGATATGTGTGGACGTTTAATTCATGGCAAGAGCATTGTCGACCATATCATAGAGATAGATGAAACTAATTATCAAGATGAGTCTATTACTCTCAACGAAGATAATCTGCAATTACTTTGTCTCGAGTGTCATAATACAAAAACATTTCAAAGCAAAATAAATTTAAATTTAGAAAATCGAAATATTAATTTATTTTGATTTTTTTATTTTTTGATTTTTATCAGATCCCCCCTATTTTAAATTTTCACACACCCAAAATAATAACGGTGTCAATCCTCTTATATACCTCTCCCCCAAAAATGACGAAAATTGATACAAGAAAGGAGCATGATTTTGAAAATCAATGAAGTTTTAGAAAAGCTAGGAATAAGTCGTGCTACCCTAACCAGGTATCGAAAAAAGCTAGGCATATTTGAAGAAACTCGGTCGAATATCACAAAAAGTCAATTCAAAGAGTTAGAAAAACTTGCAAATCAACGGCAAAAGTACACAAGAGAGGAGCGTGTCGAGCTATCTCGTAAGACTTTTAAACTGATTCCAAAAGAAAAAATGCTTGAAATCAGTGATAATGATTCAGTCAGTTTGAAAAATCTTAAAACTCAATACAATCACAATCAAAAAGTGATTGAAAACTTCCAACTGGAAATCAATAAAGTCATCAATGATGGTGAGCTACCTGATAAGTATCTACTTGATGGAATGGAAAAGTATCAAAAGCTAAACATGCAGATTATGTCAACAATTGAAAAGCAAAGTCCACAGGGTGATAGCCTCAAAGAAATGATTCAGGAGAAGTTGGCTCGATATGGTTGAGATGAGATATTTTGATAAATATGCTCAGCTTGTCTACTCAGGGAAGATTCGTGTTTGTGAACTTACGATGAAGTCGATTAAACGAGTAGAGAGGTACAAGGAGCAATACATCTTTAAACAAGAGGAAGCTGACAAACGGATTGAGTTCATTGAGGAAGAGTGCAGCAACACTAAAGGTCTTGCTGGTAAGTTACATTTGGCTTTACCTCAGAAGGTTTGGCTAGAAACAACGTGGGGTTTTTATCATACAGTTGAAGTTACAAAAACAGATCCCGATACACTTGAAGAATATAAAGATTTTGAAGAAAGGCGTCTCATTCATGAGGTGCCTATTATTGTACCTCGTGGTACAGGAAAAACCACCCTTGGTTCTGCCATTGGTGAGGTTGGTCAGATTATTGATGGTGAGTGGGGTGCTGATATTCAGCTTCTAGCTTACAGTCGTGAACAAGCTGGATATCTGTTTAATGCTTCTAGAGCTATGTTGTCGAACGAAGAGAGCTTGCTACACTATATGCGTGAGGCTGACATACTACGGTCAACTAAACAAGGTATCTTGTACGAGACAACTAATAGTCTTATGTCAATCAAGACTTCTGACTATGAAAGCCTTGATGGTACTAATGCTCACTACAATATTTTTGATGAAGTGCACACTTATGATGATGACTTCATCAAGGTTGTAAATGATGGTTCGAGTCGTAAGCGAAAAAATTGGATAACCTGGTACATCTCCACAAATGGAACGAAACGAGACAAGCTTTTTGATAAGTATTACAACATTTGGGTAGATATCCTTGATGAAAAGATTATCAATGATTCGGTCATGCCTTGGATTTATCAGCTGGATGATGTTTCTGAAATTCACAATCCAGATATGTGGCAGAAAGCTATGCCTTTACTCGGTATAACGACTGAGAAGGAGACGATTGCCAAGGATATCGAAATGAGCAAGAATGATCCAGCACAACAGGCTGAGCTGATGGCTAAAACATTTAATCTCCCTGTTAATAACTATCTTGCTTACTTCAGTAATGAAGAGTGTAAGGGTTGGTCAGATAAGTTTGATAAGAATTTGTTTGTTGGAAATGATGAACGGAGTGCTCGCTGTGTACTTGGTGTTGACTTGTCGGATGTCAATGATATTTGTTCGGTCTCATTTATGGTCGTGCGTGGCGAAGAGCGTCAGTATTTGAACAAGAAATTCATGCCACGTCATACGATTGAAGGACTTCCGAAAGAACTGAGGGATAAATACGCTGAGTGGGAGCTTAGTGGACAGCTTCATGTTCATGAGTTGGATTACAATGACCAATCTTATATCTTTGAAGAGTTAAGGCAGTTCATGAGTGAGAATAGAATCTTACCAGTTGCAGTTGGATATGACCGCTGGAATGCAAAAGAGCTTATCCGCTTAATTAATGACTACTACGGAGATATATGTCACGACATTCCACAAACGGTCAAGAGCTTATCCAATCCTTTAAAAGTGTATAAAGAAAAAGCTAAGATGGGAAAAATCATATTTGACGACCCTGTGTCAACTTGGAACCACGCAAATGTTCGTGTCAAGATAGATGCGAATAACAATGTATTTCCGAATAAAGAAAAGGCAAAAGAAAAGATTGACGTATTTGCTAGTCAGTTAGATGCTTTTATTTGCTACGAAAATTTCAAGGAAGACTTGAGTTATTACTTTGATTGAGGTGAAGAATGAACAAATATATAAATAATCTAAGAGAGGTTTTTGCTAGGATTTTCAGACCAAGCAATAGAAAATCCACTAGGACCTATTTACAAAGAAATTTGAATTATTGGAGAAGAAATTCGATTTACTTAGACAATATCTACAATAAGATTTCAACAGATACTGCACAAGTTCGATTTAAGCATGTGAGAATCACTCGAAATCCGACGGGAGTTGATAAGATGGAGTGGTTTGAAAATAGTGATCTTGCAAATGTTTTATCTTTCTCTCCAAATCCTCTTGAAGTACCAGTTGTATTTTGGGCAAATGTAACAAGAGCTATGCTGAAAGATGGTGTTGCAGTCGTTGTTCCACGTTGGAAAAATGGTCGACTGATTGAAATTTGGCTTGCCAAGAAAACAATATCATGGACTGCAGAGAGAGTTGAAATCATGATTGATGATGTAGAGATTGAGTTGCCTCTTAGTGATGTATGGGTTTTTGAGAATCCTAAATTAAACGTGACAAGTCAACTAAACCAAATCACAGAACTAATTGATATCAATCTTGATGCGTTAACTGAGAAGTTAGGCAGAGGGAATTCAAAGTTGAGAGGATTCTTAAAATTACCAACTAAAGCAGCAGATGAACATTTGAAGAAGCAAGCTAAGAGTCGAGTTGAGAGCATGATGGAACTTGCTGCAAATGGTGGCATTGCCTATCTCGAGCAAGGTGAAGAGTTTATGGAACTAAACAAAGATTACTCAACCGCTTCTAAAGAAGAAATGGAGTTTCTGAAATCTCAACTTTATCATGCTCACGGGATTAATGAAAAATTGTTTACTTGTGACTACACAGAAGAACAATATAGAGCTTACTATTCTAGCGTCATGAAATTATATCAACGTGTGTTCTCTGAAGAAATTAACAGAAAATATTTCACGAAGACGGCAAGGACACAAGGAAATAAGCTCTTGGTCTTCTTTGATATGGCTGACATGATTTCATTCAAGGATCTAGTAGAAGGTGGATTTAAATCTAAATACGCAGGTTTGATGAATTCAAATGAATTCCGTGAAACCTATCTAGGACTTCCAGGATATGAAGGTGGAGAGGTGTTCGAAACTAATCTAAATGCAGTTCGTATCGAGCCGAGTGAAAGTAATTAAAAATAGGGTGGGCGGTTGGCAGAAATTTTAAGAAAGGAGGTAGGCTATGGAAAAGTTAAAAACATTTGTAGTAAAGTCAGTTGAGGAAGAGTCAGCTGACTTTCATTTTGAGGCTTATGCCTCCACTTATGGCAATACAGACAGAGACGGTGATGTGATGGCCAAGGGGTGTTTTGACAATACCCTGAAAACTAAGGCCGTCGTCCCTATGTGCTTAAATCACGACCGCAATCGTGTCATCGGTAAGCATGAGCTGTCGGTAGATGAAAAAGGTCTGCGAACACGGTCAACATTCAATCTAAGTGATCCAGAAGCTAAAAAAACCTATGACCTCATGAAGATGGGGGCACTGGATAGCCTTAGCATTGGATTTTTTATTAGTGATTATGAGCCAGTTGACGCTAAGCAACCTTACGGTGGATGGATTTTTAAAGAAGTTGAAATCTTTGAAATATCTGTCGTGACCGTGCCAGCCAATCCTCAGGCAACCGTTGATAATATTAAGGGATTTGATATGTCTGTGGTTGACAAGCGAATCGCTCAGGCGAACATGAAGCAAGATATCATGAGTAAACTTGCAACAATTTAAAAAAGGAGAAAAAAATGAAAACACTAGTCGAATTGATGGAAGAACGACAAAAACAATCAGATGAGTTATCTGCGATCAAATTAAAAAAAGCTTCAATCGAAGAGAAATTGAAGTCAGCAACTATTGGAGAAGAAGAACTTGCACAGTTGAAATCTGATGCAGAAGAATTGGTATCCAAAGCAGAGGAACTCAAGAATACAATTTCTAACTTAGATGTTGAAATTGAAGAAAAAGAATACAATCTTAGTAAAGCTGCTAAATCTATTAAGGAAGTACAGAAAGGCAAGACACAAATGGAATACTTAAAAACAAAAGAAGCTGCACTTGATTTCGCTCGAATCCTCATGGATAACGAAGGAAGCTCAAACAGTGCACGCAAAGCGTGGGAAGCAAATCTGGTTGAAAAAGGTGTGACTGATGTTAACAAAATCTTACCTGAACCAGTATTGATTGCTATTCAAAATGCATTTAATGATTACGACGGTATCCTGAACCATGTAACCAAAGATCCTCGTTATGCAGTACGTGTTGCGCTTCAAACGCAACAAGCAAAAGCTAAAGGTCATCAGAATGGCAAAACAAAGAAAGATGAATCTTTTGCATTTATCGACTATACAATCAACTCTGCAGCTGTCTACATCAAGTACAGTTTTGAGTATGCTGACTTGAAGAAGGATACAACAGGTGCTTACTTCAACTATGTGATGAATGAATTAGCACAAGGATTCATCCGAGCAGTTGAACGTGCTGTCGTTATCGGAGATGGTAAGAATAATGAAGATGATGACAAAATCACTGAAATTAAATCTATTGCAGAAGAAACACTTACTCAGCTATTTGATACACAAGAAATCAATGTTGACGGGGAATTTGACAGTACTGTTTTAGAAAACCTCGTCAAAGGGATTGATAAACTTGCTGCAAATACAACTCCAATTTTGGTAACTTCAAAAACCATTGCTCGTAAACTTAAAATGGTTAAGGATGGTGAAAAACGCTACATTGATCCACAACCATTCGCACCAATTTCACAAACAGGAAATATCATTGCTGGCTACCAAGTATATGTCTATGACTGGATGGAAGATGCGACTAACCCAATTATCGCATTTGCTGACAAGGCTTATAAGATGATTGGTGATGATGTCTCTGCTGACCGCTTTGAAGATTATGATGTAACGATGAATCGCCGTCATATCGAACTTGCTAGCGTTCTTGGTGGCCGACTTGGTCAGTACAAATCAGCTGTGAAATTCACAAAAGGTTGATTTTAAATAGAAAGGGGAGTCTAAAATGACAATCCTTAACCAAATTAAAGAAATGGTTGAAGTTGATGTCGAAGAAGAGATCTTCGACACTCAACTTTTAAGCTACATAAATAGTGGGATTTCATATCTAACGAGAAATAACATTCCTATCACTCGCATCGATGAAGATAGCGAATTGACAGAATGGAATGAGATTGAAGAGGATGATAAAGAAACAATTTTAGATTGGTTACATTTGAGATGTGTTCAGAGATTTGATAAATCCTTGATGACAGGAAACTCAACAACAATGTGCTGGATTGATGAAGAATTGACAAATATTCTCTATCAATTAAAAGCCATTTATGGAGTTAAATCATGAAATCATCTAGAACATCAATCATCCTTTGTTACGATAAGCGTACAGAGGTCGAAAAAGGTGTTTTTGAAAAACAAGTTGTAGAAAAGAAAGTCAAAGCTGAAAAAGAGAAGATCTATCAACGTAGACTTGATAAAGCTTTGGCAGATGGTCAAGTTTTGACAGCAAGATTTCGGATACGTTCTAACTATGTGACAGATTCCTTAGACTACGTGAAGTACAAAGGGAAAGAGTACAAGGTAAATGTTGGAACTGAATCTGATGATGGCCACTACACGATAATTGAATTAGGAGAATTGAAATAATGGCTAAGAAGTTCTTCACCAGGCAAGAAATTCAAGAAATCCTAGAAAAAAACACTTTAAAATCAAAAGTGTTCTATATGGAACGTGAGGAAAAATCCTCTCCTGACAACGTTATTCTTTACTATCGTTTAACTCCTGGTAGTAGTATTACTGCTGACGACACGGTACACATGAGAAAAGTGACTATTCAAATCAGTCACTATCACAAGAAGAAACTAGACAGCATTGAGGAATTGATGTTGTCTAATTTTATGTGTGAACCTAATCAGTTGAATCTAAAACAGCCTGATACAGACTACTTACTTACAACTTACAGAATCGAGGTATTCACAAGTGGGAAGTGGTAGCGTTAATGTGAAAACATTAAAAATCGATATTCAGAATCAAGTTTTAGAAATCATAGAAAAAGCAGGAAAAAGCACCGCTGGAGACATTAGAGACGGAAGTCCTAGAAGAAACGGAGTATATGAAAAAGGATGGACTCACGAGACCGTTGAAGATATCGCTGTAGTATATAACAATGGGAAAGAGAAGTCGCTTGCTCACTTGTTAGAAAATGGCCACGCAACAAAAAATGGTGGATTTGTAGCACCTCAAGAACACATCAGACCAGCTTATCTCAAAAATAAAGAAATCTTTCTCAATAATATGAAATCAATAAAAATCAGACCAAATTAAGGAAGGAGTCACAATGACTTATAAATATGACACACGAGAAGTTACTCATGGTAATGCCATGGGATTCTTTGCTAAGATTGCAAAAACAGAATCTGGCGAACTCGATCTAAAAAAACCATACCCATTTACAGGATTGCGAAAAACATCTTTTGAAACTTCGCAAGAATCAAATGCATACTACGCAGACAATGTGGAGCACGTCCGTCTTCAAGGTAAGAAATCGACTGAGGGATCCATCACGACTTATCAAATTCCTAAACAATTCATGATTGATCACTTGGGTAAAAAGCTGACAAATTCAACTCCACCAGCGCTCATTGATACTGGTGTGAATGCGAATTTCATTTGGGGATATGCTGAAACAGTGACAGATGAGTTTGGTTCTGAGGTTGAAGAGTTCCACATCTGGACCAATGTGAAAGCATCGGCTCCAAAAGGCAGCACTGCAACAGATGAAAGCTCTGCTACACCAAAAGAAATCGAAATTCCATGTACTGCGTCACCTAACAATTTCATTCTAGATTCAGATAAAAAACCTGTTTCAGAAATTGTATGGCGTGATACAGACAAAGGGGTTGTCCGTGCTAAATTTGATAAATTGTTCGCTTCAAGTACCCCAACGAAATTGATTGATTTTATCAATGAAGCTTTAGGAACAACAGCAATCGTGCCAGGAGGCTAATATGATTAAAAAAGAGCTATCATTTATTACCTTTGATAGCTACGGAGAAGAAGTAGAGCGTACCAAAACGGTGCGCTTTCTTTATTCTCTGCCTGCTATCAAAATGTATGAACAACGGACTGGAAGAAACTTTTTTGACGACAATCAAAAAGCAATTAGCGTGTATACGCAACTTGCTTCTAAAACTGGAATCAAAACTGAATTATCAGACCTTTCTGATGATGAGAAGATTCAGCTATTACCGTTGTTAATGGACCCTGATTTTATGAATTTCTTGACAGATGTGATTCCTTGTTTATACGGAGAAGTCGAAAACGGACGATTAGTCCAGAATGAAATGACTGCAGAAACAGCCTCACTTGCTCCGTGGTTTGGCGATTTGCTAGACATCACCTTCTTCTCTGACTTGTTCTATGAATTTAATCGTAGCCGAGCGAAAGTACCTCAAGATAGAAAAAAGCCTCAACAGAAGTCATAACTTCTGAAAAAATTTATAAGGTTGTTTTTGAAAATCGGATGGATGTTTTTTGGGCAGAAAGTCAACATTTTAATTATTTGATGGGGACATTACATCAAATGAGTGTCAATGAAAATGAGAAGAAAACATTATCAAACGCAGAATTACTAAATGTAATGTCTGACTAAAAATGAAAGGAGGGAATCAATGGCAGAGACATTTGAAGGGCTGTATGTAAAATTTGGAGCTAATACAGTTGAATTTGAAAAATCTGTAAAAGGGATCAACAGCGCTCTTGCAAGTTTGAAAAAGGATTTCACAAATATCAATAAACAATTGAAAATGGATCCAGACAACGTCGAACTATTAACTAGAAAATTAACAAACTTACAAGAACAAGCCCGTCTTGGTGCTCTCAAAATACTTGAGCTCAAAAAACAACAAAAAGCCCTTGGAGAATCAGAAGTTGGTTCAGCACAGTGGAACAAACTACAGATTGAGATTGCCAAAGTAGAATCTCAAATGAAAGTTGTTGATAGAGCTATGGAATCAACAAAGAAAAGAATAGAGGATGTCGGAAATCCAAAGTCTATTTTAAATCTCAATAAAGAAATCAACAATGTCGCAAAAGAACTTGACATCGTCAACCAGAAGCTAGAATTAGATCCTAAAAATGTAGAGTTGTCCGAACAAAAAATGAAGCTATTAAGCAAACAATCTTCATTAGCCAAGGACAAGGTCCAGGAGTTGAAACGGAAACAAGCGGAATTAGGAAAGGAAAAAATCGGCACAGAAGAATGGCGACAACTTCAAAATGAAATCGGGCAAGCAGAAGTTGAAGTTTTAAAGATAGATAAAGCAATGGGTAATCTAGGGGATTCTAGCCGTTCAGCAACAGGAAGCATTAAGGAAGCTACAGGATATCTAAAAGCTGACGTAATGATGAACGTTGCTGAAAAAGCAGGACAACTAGGTCAAAAAATGGTTGATGCTGGTAAAAAAACAGTAGATGCATGGTCTGAGATTGACGAAGCAATGGATACTGTTACAACAAAAACTGGACTGACTGGGGAAGCCTTGTTAGGACTACAGGAAATTGCAAAAGGAATTGCCACATCGTTACCAGCGACTACATTTCAAGAATCTGCTGATGCAGTTGGTGAGCTCAATACACAATTTGGGCTTACTGGTGATACTTTGAAAGTTGCAGCAGAGTATTTATTGAAGTATTCAAAAATAACTGGAGAAGATATTTCAAATTCTGCAATAAATGCCAAGAAAGCAATCGATGCCTACGGACTATCCAATGAGGATTTAGCAAGAGTATTGGACTCAGTTACCAAAGTCGGCCAGGACACAGGTCAATCTTATGATTCAATTTTCCAAAAAGCCATAGATGGAGCTCCACAGATTAAGATGCTGGGATTATCTTTTGAAGAGGGAGCAACATTAATTGGTAGATTTGAAAAAAGCGGGATTGACTCTTCTGCTGCTTTATCTTCTCTTTCAAAAGCCGCAGTAAACTATGCCAAAGACGGGAAGTCCTTGACGGATGGATTGAACGAAACTGTCAATGCAATACAGAATTCAACTAGTGAAACAAAAGCTTTGAGTATTGCTTCGGAAGTTTTTGGGAGCAAGGCTGCACCACGTATGGTAGATGCTATACAACGTGGGGCCTTTAGTTTTAGTGATTTAGCTGAAGCAGCTAAATCCTCATCAGGGACCGTCTCAACAACATTTGATGAGACGGTAGATCCGATTGATAAACTAACAACATATTCCAACAAAGCGAAAGAAGGACTTGCCGAAGTAGGCGGTAAACTGCTAGAAACACTTATTCCAGCATTAGAACCACTTATCGACTTACTTGATAAGGCTGTTGAGTGGTTTACCAATTTGAACGAAAGCGATCAACAAACAATCGTTATTCTTGGACTTGTTACAACGGCCGTTATGACTTTACTTGGAGCTCTCGCTCCAATTGTTATTGCGATTGGGGCTATAGGAGCTCCAATCGGGATTGTCATCGCCGCAATAGTTGCAGCTATTGCCGTCATAACTCTGATCATACAGGCAATTATGAATTGGGGAGAGATATCCGAATGGCTTCAAAATCTATGGGATGGATTTGCAAACTGGATTTCAGAATTGTGGTCACAGATATCGACTACTGCAATAAGAGCATGGGAAGCGTTAGTTACATGGCTTTCAAATCTATGGACGAACATTACCGAGATAGGAAAAACATTATGGACTGTCTTTGTGGCTGGGTTAACTGGAATCTTTCAAAATCTAGTTACAGGAGCACAGGCATTGTGGCAGAACTTCACTTCTTTTCTTTCAAATTTATGGACAAACTTGACAACTATGGGTTCAAATTTGTTCAGAGATTTAGGAAGTTCAATTTTTAATGTTTTCAATGGAATCTTATCTACTGCTAGCAATATTTGGAACTCTATCAAATCAACTATTTCAAATGCTATTGATGGTGCTAAAAATGCAGTAGCTAGCGCTATCCAAGCTATTAAAAATCTATTTAATTTCAATATCAGTTGGCCACATATTCCACTACCTCACTTCTCAGTGAGTGGTTCAGCCAATCCTTTGGACTGGTTAAGTCAGGGTGTTCCAAGCATCGGTATTGAGTGGTATGCGAAGGGTGGTATCATGACCAAACCAACTTTATTTGGAATGAATGGAAATAGAGCAATGGTTGGTGGAGAAGCTGGTGCAGAAGCAATCCTTCCACTCAACAAGTCAACTCTTGGTGCGATTGGACAAAGTATTGCTAATACGATGAATACATCGAATAGCATCAATGTCAACTTCTCAGGGGTGACCATCCGAGAAGAAGCGGATTTGAATAGACTAGCTGATGCAGTCGGAACACGTATTGCTGAAGAACTACAAAGAAAAACTAATTTGAGAGGAGGTTTCGCATGACAAAAATTAATGAGTTAACCATTGACGGAGTGAAAACATCATCATTTAAATGTGAGATTCTGGTCGAGACACGACCACAAGTCATCGTGTCCTCCTCAAAAACTAGTCTTTTAGAACATGATGGGATCAGTGGTGCAATTGTTCAATCAAATAGGCATCGTGGGTTGATTGAAAAAAGTTACCATATCAGCTTAATTAACCCAACAGATGAAGAGTTATACCGTTTTTCTTCTCTGTTAAATCGTGAAAAATTTTGGTTAGAAAATGAACAAGAGCCAAGCGTGAAATATTGGTGCTATAAAGTGGATGATTTCAAAATTATTAAAGATGATTTTGGTGCATGGACGGTAGATGTGAAATTCACTTGCCACCCTACCAAATACTTCAAAACCACCGATACACAGAGATTGACAAGAAGTGGGACTTTGACCGTTCAAGGTTCTGCTCTTGCATTTCCTAAAATCACAATCGTTGGTCAGAGTGCTTCTGAGACTTCATTTACAATCGCTGGTCAGGTCATTAGGCTTGAAAGGCTTGCTGAGTCACTTGTGATGGTCAATAATCCTGACAATCCAAGTTTTAAAACGACAACAGGGAAGCCAGTGAAATGGTCAGGGGATTTTATCACAGTTGATCCAGCGAAAGTGAAGAATGTTGGGGTTGTTCTAGGTCAAGGTATTCAATCGCTTGAGATTGAGACGGTTTGGGGGTGGGCATAATTGCTTTATCTACTTAATAAAGATGTGAGAACCGTTCGGTGGAACGGGGAGCCACTTCATGAAGCGACTTCGGCGGTTGTTAAAGAGACCATGAATGGCGATTTCACCTTAACTGTGAAATATCCTATTTCCGACTCTGGTATTTATCAGCTCATTCAAGAAGATATGTTGATAAAAGCGCCGACTCCTGTTCTTGGTGCGCAGCTATTTCGCATCAAGAAACCTGTTGAGAACAATGACCATCTGGAAATTACAGCCTATCACATTTCAGATGATGTGATGCAACGTTCTATCACGCCAATGAGCGTGACTAGTCAGAGCTGTGGCATGACTCTTTCTCGCATGGTTCAAAACACCAAAACTGCTTTGGGGGATTTTTCTTTCAATAGCGATATTCAGGATCGTAGGACCTTCAACACGACTGAAACAGAAACTCTGTACTCTGTATTGCTGGACGGTAAGCACAGCATTGTTGGTACATGGGAAGGCGAGCTGGTTCGTGATAACTTTGCAATGACTATCAAGAAGAGTCGTGGTGAGAATCGTGGTGTTGTTATCACGACACACAAGAATCTGAAGGACTATCAACGTACAAGGAACAGTCAGAATGTTGTCACAAGAATTCATGCAAAGTCGACGTTTAAGCCTGAAGGTGCTGAAAAAGAAACGACTATCAGAGTGACTGTAGATAGTCCTCTTATCAACTCATACCCTTATATCAATGAAAAAGAGTATGAGAACAACAACGCAAAGACTGTTGAAGAGTTGCAGAAGTGGGCACAGGCTAAATTTACAAATCAAGGCATTGATAAGGTCTCTGATGCTATCAAGATTGAAGCCTTTGAACTTGATGGGCAAGTTGTTCACATGGGTGATACAGTCAACCTCAAGAGCTGGAAACACAATGTCGATGCATTCAAAAAAGCTATTGCTTATGAGTTCGACGCTTTGAAGGAAGAATACATCTCTCTGACTTTCGATGACAAGGCAGGGGTTGGTGGTTCTAGGGCTTCTGGTGGGCTATCTAGCGCAGCTGATGCCATCCTTGGAGTAACAGAATCTGCACAAGAAATAGCTCTTGAAAAGGCTCTTCAAAATGCTGACTTAGACTTTGATCATAAGGCTGGATTGCTTAGACAGGAAATTTCTGACGGTATTGAACTTGCAAGAGCAAGAGCCGAAGAAGTCAAGCAAGAACTATCTGACACTATCAATCAGCGTTTCGACAGCTTTGACAATGGTCCATTGAAAGAAGCCAAGCGCAAGGCTGAAGAAGCCTTGCGAAACGCTGACGCAAGTACCCTGCTTGCACAGGAAGCCAAGCGGATTGGGTTGGATTCGATTGCCAAACTTGATGAGTTTAAGAGACAGGCTACGAGCACTCAAGCTGCTCTGTCGGGTGATTTGGACGCCTTGAAACGTACTGTCACAAGTGAGGTCAATCAAGCTTCAGAATATCGCAGAACGACCACAGAGGCCCTTAGTCGCATGACTGGCCAGATGGACGGATTTGCGACAAAGAGTGAGGTTAAGCAAGGCATTGACGGATTGACTCAGACATTTGCTAAGATGATGGTTGGTGGTAAAAACTATTATCGAGATTCTGAGAAGATTCGAACAAGTACACGTTTCTTTTCGTTTCCTTTGCATCCATACCTAACCCAAGAAAATGTCGGGGAAATTTGGACTCTCTCGTTTGATTTAAAAATCAATGAAGGTGGCGAGATTCGTCCTCTACATTTTTATCATTATCAAAATAACCGCTTCGGTCTGAAAGCTAGTGCAGACATCACTCCAAGCAAGGACTGGCAACGGTTCACGTTCACAGGTCCAGTTATCTTTCCAAACGATGACCCCCGCTATGCAAGAGGCGAGATGGCCTTGTACGATTTTGCTGGAAATAATAGCTATTCGGTTCGCAAAATTAAATTTGAAAAAGGTACTCTAGCGACAGATTGGAGTCCAGCGCCTGAAGACACTGATGGTCTTATCACTGAAGCTAAGGCTACTTTTGAGCGGACGGCTCAGGGATTGCGAACTGACTTATCAGCTATTCAGGAATATGTCAATAAAGACGGTCAGCGACAGGAAGCTTTACAGCGTTATACTCGCGAGGAGAGTGCGAAACAAGCGACGGCTGTACGTGAGCTAGTTGAGAAGGACTATGTAGGCAAAGCGACTTATCAAGAAACTGTAAAAGCTATTGAACACAAGTTCGAAGCTATCACGAACCCACAAAATGGCTCGATTGCCACTCAGATTGCGACCTACAAAAATGCAGTAGATGGCCGATTTGCAGACATCACTTCATTGATTGCTGGTAAGGTTAATCAGACGGACTTCCAGCGTGTGAAGGAAACTAGCCAACTCTATGAGCGTATCATTGGTAGCAATGAAAATGACATCTCTAACAAGGTCGCACGTATGGCCATGACCAATCAGCTATTCCAGGTTGAAGTTGGGAAGGCCTTTGCGGAACATCAGAATTTATTCTTAACCTCAACGCTCACTAAAGGATTTTTAGGGAATAATGGAATCATTAGCGTAGCGAATGCTACACAAAAGGAGGTTACATCCGATTTCATTTCAGTAGATCCAAATGAAAAAATTATCTTCCAGCACTGGGTAACTCTGCCTGAGAATGGAATGGCTTGGACCGCTTGGCAATTTTTCGATAAAAACAAAAATCCTATTGATAACCGCAAACCAGGATTAAATGCTTATAAAACAACTGTAGGCAAACAACACAACATCAATCAAATCACTGTACCAACGAATGCTTATTTCGTCAGATTCTCAGCTCGTATGTATGATGATGGTTTGATAAAAGTAGAACACGGTTCGGTTCCATCTGATTACTCAGTAGCACCAAATGATGCTCTTGAAGCTGTGAAAACCGTTCAAAGACAGTTGGCTGGCTCGTGGGCAGTTCAGAACATCAACGGTGTAGGTTCAATCGTTTCGCAAATCAATGCGACTAACAATCAAATTTTGATTGAAGCTGAAAAGATTCGATTAAAGGGTAAGACCTTACTTGATGAATTGACGGCTATTCAGGGTTACTTCAAACGCTTGTTTGTAGGCGATGCCAGTGTCGGAACGCTCAATTCAGACATCATTAAATCTAACTCTATCACGGCAGATAAGTTGGTCATGGATATGGCTATGGCCAGACGATTTGTATCAAGCGATATCTTCACAGATACGCTTGCTGCTAAAGAAGCCTTTATCAACAAGTTGCGGTCTGTTGTAGTTACTGCAAATCTGCTTGAAGGATTCCAAGGCTTGATAGGAGGTTTCAGATTCGGTCGATACACAAACAGAAATGGATATTTTATCACAGGTATCAAAGATATAAGTGTCGGAATGGGTAACGGAGAAAATGCTGGCGCGAACAGAAACGCATTTTGGGCCAATTGGGGTAATAACCTTGATATCCCTGGTCCAAAAGCTTGGTACGTCAATACAGACGGGAAGATGTACTGTAGAAATGAAGCGACCTTCCATTCGAAAGTGGATTTCTCAAGCATATCAAATCCTAATTTTTACTCTAAAATTAAGGCTCACAAAGGTGTATGGGTTGGTACTGATGATGTGAACGGTGAGGGAGATAATCCAGCCGGTGGATATAACGCTGTTGTTTGGTGGAGTCAAATTGTTACCGGAAAATGGAGACAACACGCTGGAATTACAACCGGTTCAGATAGAAAATTGAAAGAGAATATTGGACCGACATTGGTCAAGGCACTTGATAAAATAAATGCTTTGAATTTAGTGGCATTTGACTACATTAAGGATAAGACTCATGAAGAAATCGGTCTGATTGCGCAAGAAGTGTTAAATATTATTCCTGGTGCAGTCGAAAAATATGAGGGAGAGGATAACCACTTAACAATCAATTACTCAAAATTTGTGCCTTACCTGATTAAAGCGGTACAAGAACTAAATCAAAAAATAGAAGAAATGGAGAAGATAGTAGCATGAATGAAAACATGAATGAAGTAGTAAATCAACTGACACTTGATTCATTAGCAAAAAAGTTCGGAGCAAGTGTTCAAGACTCAGCGAGATTTGAGGCCCTTTATCTGTATGTAGCAAGTGAATTACATACGATGAAAGAGGTTCTTGAATATGACCCAGCTCTAAAAGAGCTATTTGAAGAAGTGAAAGGAAAAATGACAAATGGCAATTAGTAATTACGAACTAGCAAGCAAGCCTTATACGCGAGGTTTGGGCGATAAGACTGTGACGGTTGTTGAAGTCAAGCTTGCCGATGGCAGTCGCTACAGTACGAACATGCGTGAGCTTGCAGGAGACCGTACAGGCGATTCTGACGATGTTTTAATCAAGGCAGTATTAGATATTGTCAAGACAGAAATTGACCCATCTAGCGCAATCGTGCAAGCTCAGGAACAACTTAACAAGACCAAGGAAGATTTGACTGCTAACAAAGAGTATCTGGATTCTGTTTCAGCAATTACTGAGGTCTTGATTGCCCTTACTGTCTCTCAAAACGGAGGCATGCCTACTTATGCTTACAACAAAGTAGCTGCATTCATCAAACCACTTGTTAAGAGCACACGTTACTTAAACGGAGACATAATCTCAGGTGCTTATCCATTTGACACAAATGCAAAATGGCCAAAAGGTACGCAGACTATCTTCAAATTCCAAATGCAAGCGACAGAGGGCTATACTTACAAAGACCAGTCGCTCTCTGATATGCTGCAGCAAGGTGTGCTGACCGTGGTCATGCCACGTATTGATTAGACAAGGGGGAGGTTATGACATGGATTGATATCTTTGAAAAAATGATACACGCTATCGCTCAACTTGCTCCAACGATTGGAGTTATCGCTACTGGCTGGTTTGGGATGAGAGCCAGCAAAGCTGGACATCTCAATAAAGAGCAATTTAATGAGCTGAAGGGAGAATTGAGCACTATACACGCTATTGGAGAGGATAATAAGCAAAAAATAACTGAAGTGAATGAAAAGTTAATAGTTCATGATGAAGCGCATCTAGTGACCATGTATCTACGTTTAGAACGCGATATTACGGTTGCTCTCAAGCGTGGTTATACAACGGTTCATGAATCGGATATCGTTCACAAAATGCACTCTAGCTACAAGAAGTTAGGTGGGAATGGGCGCATTGATGCCCTGTTTAACAAATTTGTAAATTTAGAAATCGCGGAGGAAAATACAAATGCAACAGATTAATGAAATTATTACTAACGGTGCAATCAGCATCCTTGTCATTTTGGCTGGTATTGCAGTCAAAGCAGTCAAGGACTACTTGGTTCAAAAAGGTGGAGAAAAGACCATCAAAATCGTTGAAATCTTGGCCAAGAACGCAGTAAATGCAGTTGAGCAGATAGCAGCTGAAACTGGATATAAGGGTGAAGATAAGCTGGAACAAGCACGCACTAAAATTCGTGCTGAGCTTAGCAAATATAACATCAGCATGACTGACCGTGACCTTGATACATTTGTTGAGTCAGCGGTGAAGCAGATGAACGATGCGTGGAAATAGGAGAGAACAATGAAGAAAAACGACTTATTCATCGATGTAGCAAGCCATCAGGGCTATGACATTACAGGAATTTTGGAGCAGATGGGAACAACTAACACTATCATCAAAATTTCAGAAGGTACGACCTATTTAAACCCTTGCTTGTCTGCTCAAGTTGAGCAATCCAATCCTGTTGGATTCTACCATTTTGCTTGGTTTGGAGGTGACATCGAAGAAGCTGAACGAGAGGCACGCTACTTCCTTAATAATGTACCTCAAAAAGTAAAATACTTGTGTCTTGATTACGAAGATCACGCTAGCGGAGATAAACAGGCAAATACAGATGCATGTATTCGCTTTATGGAAATCCTCAAAGAAAATGGCTATGAGCCAATCTATTACAGCTACAAGCCATTCACGCTCAATAATATTGACTATCAGCAAATCCTTGCAGAGTTCCCTAATAGCCTTTGGATTGCTGGATATGGGCTAAACGATGGTACAGCTGACTTTGACTATTTCCCAAGCATGGACGGTATCAGATGGTGGCAATATTCAAGTAACCCGTTTGACAAGAATATTGTATTGTTAGATGATGAGGAAGATAATTCAATCAGTAAAAACGATCTAAAAAGCCTTAATACCATAGCCAATGAGGTCGTGCAAGGCCTTTGGGGTAATGGGCAAGAACGTTTCGACAACTTAACAACCGCTGGTTACGACGCACAAGCCGTTCAAGATAGAGTTAACGCTATTTTAAATGACGAAACACCAATCAATAGCGCTAGTTCAGACCTTGACAGCGTAGCGCAAGAAGTATTACAGGGTTTGTGGGGTAACGGTCAAGAGCGTTTCAACAGACTAACTGATGCAGGTTATGATGCCGAAGAGGTTCAAGACAAAGTAAATAGCCTTTTAGGTGGCGAAGACACCGTGGATCTTAATACCGTAGCTAACGAGGTCATTCAAGGACTTTGGGGCAATGGACAAGAACGATATGATAATTTATCGAGCGCTGGTTATGACGCACAAGCGGTTCAAAATCGAGTTAATGAATTGCTTTCTTAAAGATCTGACTAAAAACCTGTATGAAACCAAAAATATAGTACACTAGACCGCAGGCTCAGGCTTGCGGTTTTTTTGTTTGCTCTAAAATACGCTTGATAATCGCTTGAAATTCTTGAAAAACCTTTATAGATAGAGGGTTAGGAGCGTTCTTTTTCGCTTGAACGTTTTGTTCTGAAGGTAGAAAAAACAGTGATTTTCTCACTGTTTTTCTTGTAGTGTATGGGCGTAAGCAGTCATGCTGATAGCGTGCTTTAAACGCATGTTCATAATATCTGATACACCGTTTTTATACTTATCTACGGCCTGAATAGATACGCCACAGTTTTTGCTAATAGCATAGGCTGTGGCGTTGTCTAAAAGCCAGCGGATAGCTTTAATATCTACTGACATATATTACCTCGTAAAATACCAAACAGCAAATAGGAATAGAAGAAGTCCAATTAAAAATTCAACTTTTTCACGCTTGGTGGTTTTTCTAATTTTTAGATTTACTTTCATTGTTTTTCCTGTTATAATTTAAGTACACCCCCGAAGGGGTGGATAGTGATTTCTCACTATCCAAATTCGATGTGCCATTCAAAGCTGATTATAAATAAGTTTATTTTGACTACTAGCTTATTTGTTTTTACTTTGAGTGGCTTCTTTTTGAACTTAAACATTTTGTTTTCCTTTCTACTAGTTTCCTTGTCTAAGGTTTCCTCCTTAACCTTATGTATCTATTATACAACTTTAGTTGTAGAAAGTCAATGGTTTTGATAAATTTTTTTCAAAAAAATAGACCTTGTCCAGAGGTCGGGGAGTTGGAGGGGACACCCTCCAAAAGCATTGATTTAATAAGATTTTATTTTACCTTTTTCATAATAATCTCCCTTAACTCCACCCAATCAGGTGGAGTTTTTTGGCTC